GTGTGGTCACTATGCAAGATATTCAATCAAACTATGGCCGAGATGTAGAAGAGTTGTATGAACAACATCAAAGAGAAGAGCAGCTAGCAGATAAGTATGGAGTGCAGACAGCATATCAACCTTTTGGGGCAATGAAGATGCCAGTAGATCCAGAAGTAACAGGTGAAGAAGATGAATCCTAGCATTGGCAAAGGGTCTAAAAGAAGACCGACAGATCAAGAAAAGTTTGATGAAGGTTGGGAATTCATATTTGGCAAGAATATGGAAAATGCCAAAAAGAACAAATGGAAGAAAACTAAAAATGGCAACTGACTTTCCAAAACAAGGCGATGATAAAAAGATTTCTTTAAGAAATTCTGAATACCCACAATTTGATCATGATTTTGCTCAGAATATAAAAGACAACAATCCAGAGATATGGAAGGCAGGAGGCAATATTAGAGGTAATGAAGCCTTTAATTTATGGTCAAAAGCCAGAGATGGTGAAGAAACAGATAGTGTTTTGTCCTGGATTAAAGAAAGAGAAGCATGGGCAGCAAGACATTTTGAGGATGGTAAGCAATTAGAAGGCAAACCAGGCAGGCCATCAAATATTGCAGGAGTAGTGGCACAAATGAAATGGGGTGTTATTGGCACATTGGGTCAGCAAGGCATGAAAGATGCTATTTTAACTGCTATTAAATACTTAGAAGACAAAGAAGATAGGCAAGTTTCTGATACTGAGGAAAAAGGTATTAGAAATAAATTAGAAGAACACAATGAAAAGTATGGCAATGATCCTAAAAGAAAAGGAACTTACAGAATGTTCAAAGCTGTCTTTGAAAGAGGTTTAGGAGCATACAAAACAAATCCACAATCAGTCAGACCAGGAGTGCAATCTGCTTCACAGTGGGCTTTTGCTAGATTAAATTCTTTTATTTATGCACTTAAAAACCTTAAATATCAAAGCAAGAATAAACATGACACAGACTTATTACCATCAGCACACCCTTTATCTTCTAAAGAAAATAGTGATAGAATAGCCAATATGGACACAGAAGCTAGACATATCAAAGATATACGAGAGACAGACGATTCATATATTGTTGAGTTTGGTAAATCAATGCCAGAACCTGAAGAGGTTCAGGAAAATGGCTACATGGATGAAGAAGAGGAGAAATCACATCATGAAGAAGAAATGGAAAGAGATAACCCAGTGGAAGAAGATAACAGGGCCAATCAAGAAAGCCTGGACATGGCTAAGCTCTATGGTGAAGAAAGCCTACAAAGGTCTTTTGAATTTGATAGGAATAAAATAGATGAAGAAAGCAGAACTATAGAGATAGGTGTTTCTTCAGAAGAACCTGTCATGAGAAACTTTGGTTATGAAGTTTTAGGACACAGAGAAGAAGAGATTGACATGTCATTTATGGCACAAGGCAGATCTCCATTATTACTAGATCATGATTCTACTAAGCAAATAGGTGTAGTAGAAAGATTTGGTATTGATAAAGACAATAAAAGAACAGTTGCTAAAGTAAGATTTTCAAAGAGCAGAATGGCACAAGAAGTCTTTGAAGATGTTAAAGATGGCATCAGACAAAACATATCTGTTGGCTACCAAGTCAATAAGATGGAAAAAGAGGGCGAGAGGGAAGGAATCCCTGTCTATAGAGTCCAGGGTTGGACACCTCTTGAGGTTTCAGCAGTAAGCATCCCTGCTGACCAGTCAAGGCTTGTAGGTTTTGGCAGATCTAAGGATGTGCAAGTAAAATCCAATAAACCAGAGGAAATAACAATGGAAAATACAGAAAATAAAACTCCAGAAGTTAATCCAAATGAAATTAGAGAGCAACTAGCTAAAGACAATGCTGCTATCTTAGATCTTGCTGCAAAGCACAACAAAAGAGATTTAGGTCATGAAGCTGTTTCAGCAGGCATATCTCTAGAACAATTTAGAGGACAACTTCTAGAAACTCTAGCAAATAAGCCATTAGATTTACCATCTAATGTTGAAATGAATGAAACAGAGCAAAGAGATTACTCATTGCTTAAAGCTGTCAGAGAAGCTGCAAGTGGTACACTTTCAGGTCTTGAAAAAGAAGTTTCAGATGAAATTGCATCAAGAACTGGAAAATCAGCAAGAGGTTTCTACATGCCAACAAACATTAATTTTGGCAAAAGAGATCAAACAGTTGGTACAAACTCAGAAGGTGGTTTCTTAAAGCCTACAGATCATTTAGGTGATCAGTTCATTGAAGCCCTATATGGCAGATTAAGAATTGGTGAGGCAGGAGCCCAGGTCTTAAATGGCTTGGTTGGTGATGTGGCTATACCAAAACTAGCAACAAGTACATCAAATAGTGCTTTTGTTGCTGAAGGTTCAGCTCCATCAGAAGGTGCAGCAGTATTCTCACAAGTAACAATGTCTCCAAAGACACTTGCTGCTTATGTAGACGTTTCAAGAAAGCTAATGATGCAATCAGACCCATCAGTTGAAGCTGTACTAAGAAATGACATTATCAACACTTTTGCAAGAAAGATTGATGAAGTTGCTATTGAAGGTGGCAATGCAAATGAGCCTTCAGGTATCATTGCTTCTTCAACAGGTAATGTTGTTGCTATCGGTACAAATGGTGGTGCAATTAGCTATGCAAAAGTTGTAGATATGGTTGAAGCAGTTGAAGTTGATAATGCAATTATCAATGATGAATCAACATGTTTCTTAGGTAACCCTAAAGTTACAGCAAATCTAAGAACTATTGCTAAGCAATCATCAGGTGTTGAAGGTAACTTTATCCTAGGTGAAGATAACAAGATTCTAGGTTATGACTATAAGTCATCAACTCTAGTACCAAGTGACTTAACCAAAGGTACAGGAACAGCTTTATCAGCACTTCTATTTGGTGATTTCTCACAGCTTCTGCTTGGATTCTATTCAGGTGTTGATGTGGTTGTGGATCAAAGCTCATTAAGCACAAGTGGTGGCACAAGACTGGCATTCTTCCAGGACTTAGATGTTGCACTTAGACATGATGATGCTTTCTCAGTCTGCAAAGATATCACAACATAATTAAGTTCTCCCACTTAATTTAGGGCTACTTAGGTAGCCCTTTTTTTTGTGTATAATAAAGAAATGGAAAAAGTAAAATTTTTATTCAACCAAACTTGCTACTTGCCTGGTGGCAGAGTAGAAGCTAATGATATGCAGGAGCTACCAGTAGATGTGGCAAAAGCATATGTAAAGAACGGATGGGGTAACATCTATAAACCAAAAGGAAAAAAGAAAAATGAAAGCACTAGCAAGTAAATCAGTATTTTATAATTCAACACAATATGAAGCAGGTAGCATCATTGAGTGTAATAAAAGAGATTTTGAAAAGATTCTCAAACCCTTAGGGTGCAGTGAATATAAAGAAGTTAAAACTAAATCTAGTGACAGAGCAATTAAGAAGGTAAAAGAAAGAGATGGCTCTGGAGACTAATCAAGATTTAGAAAACTTTTTTGATACTGAAACACATGGTAGCACTGCTACTGTGACCATCGATGGCACTAGTAGTTCTATCAAAGTCATCATCAATAAAGAATATTTTGAAATTCCTGGTGAATCAGTAGATGTTACTGGTTTTCAACCTATGGTGCATTGCCGATCACAAGATATTACAGGCATAGATACTGATGATACTCTTACAGTTGGTGGCGTCACTTACAACATTACAGAAATACAAGACGATGGCACAGGTGTGACTGTGTTGATATTGCAAGACTGATGATTTTATATAGTGAAGCACAATTAGATGAAGCCTGGCAGTACGACTGCAAGCAAAGAAGTCTAAGAGATAGGCATTGGATATCCAGAAGTAATTATGAAAGTCTTTTTGTGCTATATTTAGACAGTGTTGTCAGTGGCGACAAGCTCATCAAACTTGATATCTATATACCAAGAGAGATGTTGGCCTCTATAGATAACACCATAGATTTAGAAATGGAAGGATACACAGATGATTGATCAATTAAAAAAACTAGTCACTACAGTAGCACCTGCTCTTGGGTCAGCTTTAGGATCTCCTTTAGGTGGTGCAGCAATTGGTATGATAGCTGAAAAGCTAGGTGTCCCAAATAACAAGCAAGCAGTAGAAAAGGCTATTAGACAAGCTACACCAGATGAAATGTTAAAGCTAAAAGAAGCTGACAATGAATTTGAAATCAAGATGAAAGAGCTTGATGTAGATGTGTTTAGACTAGAAACAGAAGACATTCAAGATGCTAGGAAAAACTTCAGCAATGACTGGACATCTAAACTCTTGGGTTTTATTACTCTTGGTGGTTTTATGGGTTACATATTCTTAGTGACACTACAACCACCAGAACAGAACTCAGAAGCCTTAATTAACCTTGTACTTGGTTATTTAGGTGGACTAGCATCAGCAGTCATTTCATTCTATTTTGGTGCTTCTAACACAAAAGATAAGTAATGCCCAAAAAAACTAAATCGCAGTTCAGCAAAGGGCATGAGCCTGCAGCAGGTCAAAATGGCAAGAAGACATGTCAGGGCAGAAGAAACTTTGGTAGTTCAACTCTTAATAAACACAAAAGAAGAAACTATAAAAAATACAGAGGCCAAGGCAAATAAGCTACAATAAGTTATGGCTCATTACAGACAACAAATTAGAGAGAGAGTAGCAACAACCCTAACAGGTCTAGGTACTACTGGCTCTAATATTTTTCAGTCCAGAGTTTACCCATTAGAAAACAACAAATTGCCTTGTTTGTTAATCTATACCACTGAAGAAGCCTCAGAGCCTTTAGCAATGAATCCACCTAGAAGTGTAGAAAAAATATTGAATCTAGTAGTTGAGGCTTATGTCAAAGCCAACAGCAACTATGACGATACCATAGACACTATCTGCCAAGAAGTAGAAGAAGCCTTGTATGGCGATAGATTAATGAATAATTTAGCTAAAGATAGCTATCTTATTAGCACAGAAATATCATATAATGGAGAAGGTGATAACCCACTAGCAATTGTTGTTATGACTTTTGAGATTTGTTATCATCATACAGAAGGAACTTTAGGAACATAAATATGGCAGGTACAGTAAAAGGATCAGCAGGAATAGTAACCATAGCAGGTCAAACTCTTGGTGAGATTAGATCTTTCACAATTGAAGAAACAGCAGATACTATTGAAGACACATCAATGGGTGATACACACAAAAGTTATAAAGATAGCTTAAAAGGTTTCACAGCTTCAATTGATGCTTTGTTTGATGAAGATGATGTTGGACAAGCTGAATTTACAATTGGTGCAAGTGTTGCATGTGTATTCAGATCTGAAGGTGAAGGTTCTGGCTTAATGGAAAGATCAGGAACAGGAATTGTTACTGGTATTTCAATCAATCAATCTTATGATGGCTTGGTTGAAACATCTTTCACATTACAAGGAACTGGTGAACTAAGCATTACAGCACAATCATAACAAGTGAAAGCAATAGACAAAGCTAAGGCTCATTTCAATACCTTAGAAATTAAAAAGATTGATGTTCCAGAGTGGGACTTGGTAATCTATGCCAAGCCCCTCAATCTTTTTGAAACCAAAAAACTCATGAGATTTGCTAACGATGATTCTGTCGAGATGTTAGCTTATGTAGTGATGCTTAAGTCTTTAGATGAGAAGGGTGATCCTCTATTCACCCTTGAAGACAAACATGCTCTATTGAACGATGTTGATAAAGATGTGCTTGCTAGAGTGGCCAATGACATCATGAATCAACAACCACAAGATGTCATAAAAAAAAATTAGAAGAAGATAATCACACTTTCAATCAGTTAGCCTTAGCTGAAGCTCTTAACAAAACTTTATATGAAGTTCAACAAATGACTGTTGAAGAATACCAATTATGGGTGGCTTACTTTAAAATAAAGGAACAAAGACAGAAAGATGGCTAAAGAAAAAATAAATATAGTTCTCCAGGGTGTCAATAATACCCAGAAAGCATTTAAAGATATAAAAAGAAATCTTGATACTATAGATAGAAAAACAAAACTCATACAAAGAGGTTTGGGTCTAGCTGCTAAAACAACAGCAGCATCTTTTGCAGCAGTAGGTATAGCAGTCGGTGTTTCTACAGCAAGGATTGATAAACTTGTCAAAACTTCAGAAAAGCTAGGAGTAGGGACAGAGTTTTTACAAAAATTCAGATTTGCAGCAGAACAGGTTGGTATTAGATCAGAAACTGCTGATATGGCCTTACAAAGATTTAGCAGAAGGGTAGCTGAAGCCAGAAAAGGCACTGGAGAAGCCAAAGACACCCTCAATGCTTTAGGTATTGCATTATTTGATAGTGCTGGTCAAGCCAGAGATATTGAAGATGTCATGCTAGATGTTTCAGATGCTATGGCTAACACAGAAGATGCTTCTGAGCTTGTCAGACAGTCATTTAAGTTCTTTGATTCAGAAGGTGTGGCCTTAGTAGCACTGATGAAAAATGGCTCTGAGACAATGCAAGAGTTTTTTACTGATGCTGAAAATCTGGGAGCAGTCCTATCAACAGATGCAGCCAAGGGTGTTGCTGATTTTGCCGATGAATTTACCAGAGTAAAGACTGGTATTAGGGGTGTGATGGATCAATTCACAGCAGGTCTAGCACCAGTTTTAGAAAAAATAAGTGAGGATTTTGCCCAATTAATAATAGACACCAATGCAGAGATAGAAAAACTGGGCTTTGATAGTTT